TCGCGGCGAGCTCCGAGCGCATGTAGTCCGCCATCTCGTTGCCCAAGACCTTCTTGCCTTCCTCGAGCAACCCACGCGCCAGACCTTTGCCCTTGTCAAGGTCAGCCTGGAATTTCTCGATATACTGATCCGCATTGCCCACTGACTTCGCGCGGTCGAACTCTCCACGGACGCGAGCACGATGAAAGCGCGTTTTTAGTTTCTCGATGTCTGCCGCAAACGCAGCCGTGCCGGTTTGCCCCAGCGCCTCCATGCTTTCGGTAAAATCAGCAATAACATTGGCGAGCTCGGTTTCGTCGCCCGTTTGTCGGCCTAGCAGCTCAACCTGGCGCTGCGTGTCGCTGAATAGGGTTACACCTTGACCATCGAGGCGCTTTTGCTCGCGCTTCAGATGGTCAGTTGAGTAATCAAGAAAGACGGATTGCGCTGAGCTCTCGAGCTTCCGGTTCAGCTTTGCAGCGGTCAGCGGGTCCAGATCGGCCATCGATTGCGCGTAACCGTTGCGGATGTCCGCTAGTTCCTGCGCGAGATCCTGAGGGTCGCCTTTGTCCTTTTGGTAACGCAGCCAGGCGTTTTGCATTTCTGTCTTAGCAGCCGTCTCGATATCGACGCTCGCAACGCTAACAGCCGCGTCGAAGGCAGCTTGTTCGTAGACCGAATATGTGGGGCGTTCACCGCCGCTGCCGCGCAGGGTGCCAGTAGGATCAGCCAAACCAGCTCGGACGCCTTCAGCTTTTGCCTTTGTCTCGAGCTCTTTGGTCGCGAACTGCACGACGCGCTGCGCGTTGTTTGCCAGGGATTGCGCGCCTCGAGCTGTTTCGCGAAGCGCGGCCTGGTCTACATTCGGCGGGCGGGTAATGCTGGCCGATAGCTGACTGCCTCGGCGATAGGTTGGAAATCTTGCCATCAGATCATACGCCCTGCGCTAGAGCCGTAATAGGTTGGCGGCATCGCGCCAAACGAGCCCGCTGTATTCATGCCAAAGTTTCCACCGGCTCCCGTGTACATCGGTGCGGCGGGAGCACTAGGCGCTGCACCAGGCGTCGAAAACTTGCCCATCGTATAAGCGCCCATTGCCGCGCTGCTGAGTGCGGACATAAATGCTTGCGACCTGGCTTCCTTTGCAGCCTGGCGATAGATCCGCGCCTGGTACTCGGCGGAGGCTTGAATAATGTTCTGGTTCTCAGCGGCGAGCGCGGCGTTGTCTTGCTCGGTGCTAAAGTCCAGGTATCCCTCTTTTAGGTTCACGGTCATCAGGTTGCCGGTCGAACCGCTGAAGGGATCGAGCGCACCGGCAGCTCCTCGAGCGTTGATTGTGGCGAGATTGCGATTGACCGCTCGCAGGATCTCGACGCCCTTCTGTTTGTAATTGAGCTCCTCTTTCCGCGCGCGGATCACGTCGGATCTCGCTTGGATTAGTGTTTGCTGAGCTTGAGCCTGGTAATTAGCAGCCTGGGCCTGACCGGCGCGGATCGTGCCGAAGGCTTGCATCCCCATGCCGACGATGGCGAGTGTTTGCATTATGCACCTACCGATATTTTGTAATCGAGGGCCAGCAACGTGAGATCGAGCGGCACGGTCTGGCTTACCGTGATGGTTCCCTCGTTGGTGTAACCAAGCAGCGGCCCGACCTTTTTCACGCCGGTAAACGGCTGGACAGAACTATCGAGCGCACTCTCACCGAACTGCCGAAAAGCGACGAGCTGGCCGTTTACCGTCATCGCCTGGCTTTCGAATACCTCGGCGTTGATCTCCAGGATGCGCTTTTTGAACCCTTTCAGATTGCCGCTTTGCAGCCTGGGCTCGACCGGCATCGTGACAACCGACACGGTGAAGGGCAGACCGATTTCATAATTAGAGGTAGATGCGCGGTCGAAAGTGACACTGCCGCTAGAAACCGTTTTATCGGACTGCACATTGCCATCTACGATTACATCTAGGGTTTCCCCCTCGAGATGCGCTGCTGCGCCTGTAGCGCTCGCGGAGGCCGAATAAACGGCACTGTCGGTGTGCAGGGTGCTGTCGAAATACTCGACATAATATTTATCGGCGCTATTGATCGTGCGCTTCACGATGACATAAGCCGTATCGACATCGATGCCGATTGCTTGAAACGCGCCATCCGTAATGAATTCGCTCGGAGCGACGACCTGTTGCGCGCGCAGCAGCGAGAACACTGACATCGTTCCAGCTTCGGAATTAACGATAAACAGCCGGTCGGCTTCTTCCGTGTTCGTTGCGCGCCGGATCGCCATATCGGTCGGCGTCTTGAGCAAGTGACCGGATAGCAGCGATATGGCGCTGGTGGTGTAAGCGAGCTCGGCGTCGCTGAACAGCAGTTCGTTGAGCTGCTTGCCCTGGCGCTGAATAAACAGTGTGCCACTATCAAGACCAGCGACCGGAATACCAGGCTTCGCGCCGTTCCGCGTTGCGACCTTGACGGTGAGGTTCGACGGCGTGATCGGCTCGCCCACAGTCTGCGGCACAAAGAACTCGCCGCCGGTCGTGAATATTTGGAGATCTCGACCGCTGAATATATCGACAATTTGGTTAAGCGACGCGGTTGTAATCGACGCGCTGACGGTCTGATCGTCTAGCCCCTCGCCGAATTCGAAATCGAAAAATTGATTTACGTTTGAACCCCAGAACGTCGTCGGCTCAGACTTCGATCCACCGAAATATAAGCGGCCCTCATGGAATGTTACGCTGACCGGATAGCCGCGTGATCCGCTCCAACTATCCTCATAGCCTGTTTCAAGTTCCCAATCGCCAGACGCAACGGCAGTCGTGTCAAATAGGTCTATTTCGCAGAACCCTTTCACCTTGGTCGAGCTGACGAACTCGACAATGCGGACGCGACCGAACAGCGAATTGATGTTGATATATTGTTTTTCATGCGCGGAGGTGAATACGCCGCTTCCGGCAGTTAGCTCGATGTTGCCTGTTGTGCCAGACGGCGTGAGCGTTGCGGATGGATTTGACGTTGCCACCGTGAAGGCATGGGTCGGCGCGTTCGTGAATGTAATCGCGCTTGCCGTCCAATCGGCGTTGGTCGCGCCGCGCACTATCTTCAGCGGCGCCAGATCCTCATGGACGAAAATGATCGTGTCGGCGTTCTGCGCGTATCGAATTTTTGACAGCATCGCCGACGTAATGGAGCTGACCGCCAGGTAATCGTTGCCGCTGCCATTGATGTCGGTGACGAGCACCTTATTGCGGAAAATGTAGATCCGCTGATTGACCAGGGCGAACATATAGCTGTCGTCCGCGCTGAACTCGAACGGGATCAGCCGCACACCGTTCTGAGGGTTTGCAGCGCTCGGCAGCTCAGTGATGTATCGAAGACCGTCCCGCCGCCGCAATCCACCCTGCGGCATGATCGTGACATTCTCGGCAGTCTGGAGCCCGTTATAATATTGGTTTAGATCGACGCGCGACCGGAGTAGGGGGTCGATAGCGCCTGATGCAAAGTTAGTCTGGATTCGAACAACACGGCTCACGTTGCCCTCACCGCAATAAGATCAAAGTCCTCGATTGCCTGGTTAGGTTTATTCGAACCGTCAATCTGCATCGCCTGGCGGGTCATGCCGCCGCGCCCGTTGTCACCAGCGCCGCCCACAGCAATCACCTGGTAATACTGCGCTTTCGTGATCTGGTCCGTCACCGTCTCAGCAAAATGCCAGGAGAGCCAATACTTGAGGAGCTGCACGAAGTAGCTCGGCATAACGTCTTCGGAAACGTGGAACTGATAATCGACAAACACTGTCTCGAGGCTTGTCAGCAGCTTGTCGCCAACAATTGTCCAGCCTTCGTTGACAGGCCGAGCTCCCGCGCTCGAGCTGTTAAACACTGCGCGAACACCGCTGCCGATAATGTCGGCGGGCAAAACGTATTCGTATTTGAATTCGGTCGCAGGGGTATCGACCGTCCTGGCGAGCTGCACCTTTTTGAAGCTGAAAGCCCAGGGGTGCAGGGTCAGAACGAATTCAGCAATATCGTCATACAGCCGGTCACAGATCTGCGCGGCGTCGGTGCCTTCTGAAAATGAGGAAAGGGGCGAAGCCCCTAGCATGATTAAACTGTCGGAACAGATCGAAAGTTTCGTGTCGCCTGACGCCATAAGCCCTCCGAAAAGAAAGGGTGGGCGGGATCAGCGTTAGACCCCGCCCAATCTTCGTTAGTCGCCGTCGGTTTCCGCGATTGCGGTTCCGTCGGAAACATCAACAACGCCCGACGCATTGCTGAGCACGATTACCCAGTTTGCGGTCGGCGTGTTGCTGTCCATCACTAGGATGACATCACGAACAGACACCTCATCGGATACGAGATTGAAGTATCCAGAGGTGTTGACCGTCGCAATCGCGTCCGTCGATGTGTAAGACCAAATCGCAGGAGCATTGCCTTTTTTGCTCTGCCCTCCGATAGGGTTCCAGCCGTCTCTTGAAAAAGCCATGATTAGGACTCCCGGCAAGTGATTTTGACAATGCCGCCAGCGGTTCCATCCTCAACGGCGACCGCACCAGCGGAGAACATCGACGCTACCAAGAACGACGTTTTCTCTGCGATGTAGTCAACGCGGGACTGCTGGTTCATCGACATACCAAGACCCAGCGCGTTCTTGTGGAACGCATACGCTACGCGGTCGCTGGAGCCGTCGATGGTCAGACCGCCCTCGTCCATATCGCCCAGGGTGACGATTTGGAAACCCATGTACGAGGTTATGCTGCCCGACATTAAGGCGCGGCCAGTTTCAAAATCGAAACTTGTGGCCTTGTCTTCGCCGAGCAGGGCGTTGAGCGAGTTGGCGTGCATCAGCAAGCAACGATCCCCGGCGGGAACATTGTTCGCATTGAGCTTTTTGGCCGCTTCACGGATTTTTGCGACATTCATGTCGGTGTTCGATCCACCGATGGAATTAGCAACCGTTGCCGGTGTGCAAGCATCAAGTGCGTCGATGACGACCTGATCCATGCGGCGACCGATTGCGTTGCCGACGAGCTGCACCAGCTCCTGCCGCTCGTTAAAGTTGACGTGCGACTGCTGAAAGATATCCGTGTACTCTGCAGCGATAAAATCCGACATTGTAGCTTGCACGTTTGAGTGACTCACGTTCAAGGGGACGACATCGGACTGGGGAGTGCGAACGGTTGCGGTTCCCTTACCAAGTTTTGGGAATTTAACCGTCGATGCACCCTGTGCGTTGCGTTCACGAACCAGACCGGCAAGTTTCCGCGTTGCCTGATAGGCTTGCTTAACTTCCTGGTCGAAGATGGTCGTGAAGGCGTTGGAAATGGACAGAGCCATTGTAGACCTCCAGGGTTAAAACGAAAAAAAAGGTTTCGCGGTTGTCCTGGAAATCAGGGCCGACAGTCAGCAGACCGGCCAACGGTTATCGGTCAAGCCGAAAGAATAATGTCCGTATTTACAAAACGCAATAGGGGGTTACATCTTCTCCCCGTGCATTTGGTAAACCTTTTGTTCGACCTGGTTCGTGTAGTGCATATCAACGCCATAGCGCGGGTCGGACATTAGGCTCGTGATTTCGTCCATCGTGGTCGGCTGCACATCCATCGATGCCTCGACGGAAGGGATGTCTGGCTCACTGTAGCTCTTTCGGATCTTGTTCATCGCATTGATGAAATCGGCAGACGTTGCCGCATTCGCGATTGCGTTCAGCTCGTTGTCAGACAATACGCCGGACTTGCCGAAATTAGTCAGCCAGCCGTCCATGCTTTCGATAATTCGATCAGCGTTGCGCCCCAGCTTTGCCCGTTCTTCCTCGACTTGGGTCTGGGCAATCGCCTGGGTATCGACATAAACCCGCAGAATTTTGTCTACTTGTTCTTGGCTAAGACCTTCCTCGCGCGCGATATCCAGGAACTCGCCCAGCATCTCATCGTCCTCGGGAATTTCCGGCACTTCGTCCAGATTGTACTTACCATCCTCTGGAGCTTTGTGCTTACCCGCCGACATTTTAACGCGCAGCTCTTTATACGACTTTGCAAGTTTTTCCAGATCGACCTGATTATCTTCATCATTCCAAAATTGCTCCTCGATGTAGTCGGGGCGTTCAGCCGCTGCGGGTTCTGGCTCGGCGGGAGGCGCATCTGGATCAACCATAACGGGAGCGCCATCGGCATCCTCGGGGTCGGGTGTTGCTATCGTTTCAGCGGTTACGTTTAGAAGGCTTTGATTGTCGTCCTGGCTGGCCTCTTGGTTCTCAGCCTCAACGGTCGTTGCTTCCTCGGTCATGGGTTTCCTTTCTTGCTCGGGAGATCCGCCTTTCGATTTCACGGATCAGGGAATTCTGGCCTTCCCGCGCATATCCATGACTTGGATCTTCGCCGGGGTACCAGGTGGGCTGCTCAATCGTCACGCCGCGCAAATGCTTGAGCAGCTTTTTCCCGTCCCGAGTCGAGAAAACACGAAGGTGCAATTTGTCTAAATCATCAACCGGCTCAGCGTTGCGCGTGAGCTCGTCCCATTCACTCAACGGGTGCCTCCATTTCTGCTTGCTGCATCATGGCTTGCTCGGCTTCCTGGGCCATTTGCGCCATGATTGCCTCACGTTCCTCGCGGCTGTTGAGGATCGAGCCAGGCACTCCGAGCCGATCCGCCATGAACGCGATGGCCTTGTCCTGGTTAATCGCGATCTGACCGGCTGGACCCATCGACTGCGCGAGCTGCATGAATTGCAGAACGGATTGCAGTTCCTCGTTGTTCTGCGCTTGGGCCAGAGGTGACACCGGCACGATCTTGACCTGCTGACCGTCAACGCGGAGAGGCAGATCGATGAGCCGCTGCTGGTCCATGACGGCCAGGGTCCGCTGCACGATTGGCGTCATCGCCTCGGTAATCAGGCGACCGAATGCGCTGCCAAGGTTCTGCGCGAGCTCGGATAGCTTTGCGTTGATCTCGGTCGCGGATCTCGCGCTCATGTTGTCGGGCGGCAGTGTGTCATCAAGCAGCATTTTCTTGATGCTCATCGTCAGGTCATTAATGACGATTTGCGCCACGTTGAAATCGCCAGCGCGGGGCAGGGGGCGCAACGCCTCGCCTTGTGGGCCACCGTTTCGCGCCACTGGGATAATCGCGCCTGGCTGGATCTTTACGGTCGCCGGGTTCAGCACCCCGTCATCGGCTGCGGTATAGACACCGCTGATCGACAGGCTCGCGTTTTGCAAAATCAGCTTTTTGACCAAGTTAAGGGTCTTAATGTCGGGCAACGCACTCACCAGAGGACCGCGCCCCAGGTTCTCGCCAGCGGTTTTACTGAAGCGGCTGACGACCCAGGGCGAGCTGTCGAGCTCCCGATAAACGAGCTCCTGCTGCTTTTCCGGCCAAATGACGTGATAGCAGTAGTATTCCTCGTCCGGCACATAGATCGTTGCCTCGAGCAGCTCGATGTCGTCGGTCGGTTTGTCATCGATGATCCGTTGCAGCTCGGCGGATACCTTGAGATCGCCCCATTGCTGCGGGACCGCTTCGACGCGCATCTTGAGCTTGCGATAGACGTTCTGGATCGAGCCGTGCGGCCCTTCCTCGACCGCGACCAAGAACGGCGGCACAGCCTGGAACCGCACCGGCACCTCGTCATCGCCTGGCTGGATCAGCATCACGCCGGTTCCGACTGCGAGATCTAGAAGAAACTCCGACATCGCCAGGTCGAAATTTGTCTGGCGGATAATTGAGAACATTTTCTCGTTGTAGATATCAAGCGCAGCTTGCAGCTCGTCGCGCTGTTCCTCGGCGATATCGTTGCCAGCCATCAACCTGCACCAGTTGCGATATGGCGGGAACAGTGTTGACTGAAGGCGGTTGGCGAAACGCTGCGTCGAGTTTATCGCGGTACTGTCAAATACCCGCTCCATCTTGGGCTGGCCGACAGTCTTGCCCTCATAGTGGCCGTCGTACAGGTTCCGCTGGGGCAGGGCGAACTCGTAGCATTCTTCGTACAAATTGCGCCATTGGTCAGACCGGCGCTGTGCCAGGTCGGCGCGCTTCATCACCTCTTTGGGGTTTAGCGGCATCAGTCTTTAATCCCTTGCGCGGCGTTTTTTCTCGTCCTGGACAGAAGCATTTGGCCGCGAGTGCGACGACGACCAGAACGGGGCGTCGGTTTAGAGCTCAGCGATGCAGACTTTTTCGGGGTTTCAATTGTTAATTTACCGTCCGCCCCTTGGCCTAGCGCCACACCGGGGTATCTATCAGAAAGTACATCGTTAAATTGTTTAAGAAAGCCACCTGGCCCCAAGAGCGCTGGGATCACTTTACGCATCGCTTAGCCCCCAAGCGTTGTCTTGAGCTCGTCATCGATGCCGGTCATCGCGTTGTCGCGGTCGCCAGCAAGCAGTAATCGCAATCCTCCAGTGCGGCGCGCGCGCTTTCTTGCGCTTAGCTTTCTTGCTTCGGATTTCTCACGCTCGAGGGTACGGGCTTCCTGCTTAGCTAACAGGGCTTCCTGGCGCGCCTGGCTTTCAGCGATGCGGGGATCGGGGCGCGGCGGCTTGGGCGGTCTGAAAATACTTGTTACGGCTCGAACAACTCCGCTCATCAATAAATCCTCGACATCATCAAACAATCGGAACCATCAGGCGCGAACCGGCGCAGCGTTCCCTCATGTTCAAATTTTAACCACTCGGCGAAGCGAATACCATCGAGGTAGTCTTTGGCTATTGTAAATTGTACCCGCAGAAGTCCCATTGCAGGGCCAATCTCGTCCAGGGTTCTGCGCGCGATACGCAAAAAGGGCCGACTGTTGGACCGTAGCAGTTCCTCATCAGCAGCAAGCCACATCTCCGCGCTGGTCTTTGTCAGCAAAATGATACCCCAGGAAACGAACGGACGACCGCCGCTCATCAGGGTTATGCACGGCCCCATCGATGCCTGGAGCTCCATTGTCTTGAGCGGCTCGTCGGTCGCGAACCAGATCCGTTTCTCGATCTTGTTCATTTCGTAGAAAAACAGATGCGACGGGGAAAACGGCACAGATCTGATCGGACCCCATTCTCTGAGGTAGCTGTTGATCTCAATGGTACCGAAAGGGTATTGTAAAGCGTCCATCTCCTACTCCTCCCTGTACTGGACACACGCCCTTGCCCCTCGGCCTCGCGCCGGGGGGTTTTTTCAAAAAACGCTAAATTCTGTTTTCGCGACGATAGGCTCAGTGTTGAACCCTGGACGATGCGCGCCGCGCGTCAGCCGTCGATGCTCGCCACCACCCAGGCACAGATATCCAAACGCATCGCCGACGTGTGACGAATTATTTTTGTACGGCTTATCGCGGAACCGTTCCTGTCCGCCGCTGATCGCTTCGCGCTTGAAGTAGTAGCCGCCGGATAACGCCTTGCGGAGCTGCGCACATGACTTGCTGACCAGGAGCCCAGGCTTGCCATCGATGAGCCGCATCATCGGCGCGGCACCGGCCTCGCGGCGCACCTGGAAATCGTTCGTTGCGGTCGGCCTGGCATTTAGCCCCAGGGTCTTGAGATGATCGAAGGCCGTCACCTCGAAGATTTCGTCGCGCTTCATTCCGGCAGGGTCGCCCCAGATCATCGGCTCGAGCTTGTCGAACCGCGTATTCAGCTCATACATCAGCATTTGCCCAAACCGCTCGAGGCCCATGTTGTCAGTCACGAGCTCGTGCAGAATATGCCAGCGGCCAGAGGCATAGCGCTGACCGAACACGGCGGCAGGGGTCAAACCAAAATCGAGCCCTATGTGCAGCGGCAGCGAATGATCCGGCTCGAGGTCGTCAACGGACATCGAGCTGTCCTGATACTCCTGCCAGACGGCGCGGCCTTCCTGGACGAACGTGTACTGACCAGCCGCATAGGCGTTGATCCAATCGAGGTTTTTGCCCTGGAGCTGCTGCTGATAGTAGCCAGGCGGCAGGTTGTTCGTATTCTCGGCTTTCGGATGCGGCACCCAATGCTTACCCGCCGCGAAGATCGCGTCATCGGACTCCGCCGGACCCTGCGTCACGCCGCCAGGTTGGCGGAAGAATTTCCAGGCCCAGGCACCTTTGCCAGGCTTCTCTTTCTCAGCCAGGCGAAAATACCAATGATCGTCGTCCATCGGGTTCGAGCACATCCAAACCCCGCGCCAGGTAGCGCCACCGTCAGCCTTTGACGGGTACCGGCCCACCCTCGAGGTCAGCGCATCGATGATCGCCTTCGGCAGCTCGCGCACCTCATCGACAAACGCGCCCGTGAGCTCGAGGGACAGAACGCGGCGCGTGTCCCTGGGCTGATCGAGCGCAAGAAATATCACCTCACAATCGATCCCGGCAGCATCGCCGCGCGGCGGGAGCTGTATGTGATGCGTGATCGGCGGGGACCAGCGCATCGCGCCCCATTTGTTCTCGGGAAAGATCTCCTGCCAGGTCTTGAGCGTCGTCGTTCGCAGCTCGGGGTAGCTATTCCTGATGATCGCGAAACGGGAATGCCGGATACCGTCACGCGGGGAGGGCTTCTGCTTTACGGCGCGCAGGAAGATCTCGGCACAACAGGCGTAGGACTTACCGGAGCCCACCGGCCCCATGATCCCACGGACAAAATTATCGGAGTTTAGGAACTTCCAGACGGTCGGCGATTGCGAGAAATCAAGCTCGAACTCATCGAGAGCCTCGAGCGCATCAGACTTCCGACGCCTGGGGCTGCGGTCAGTTGCTTTCGACTGTCTCGGCATCGCGCACCTGGATCATGTCAATTTCGTAGCCGAGCGCCATGCAAATCTTTTCGAGGCTGTCGATGCGACCCAGGGATTTGCCATTCTCGATATTCGATATGGTGTTTGCGGACACGCCGGAACGCGCCGCGAGATCGCCGATACCCAGGCGCAGCTCGGTGCGAATTTCACGAATTGCTGTCGCCGTCCAGTGTGTCATCGTCAACGACCTCATAGCTCGTTACCGCTGGCCCCTTCAAATTGATCCCAATAACGCTGGGCTTGTTCTGGTCATTCGTCCCATCAAGCATTCCGGTGTGCTTAGCCAACAGCCGCAGCGGCGCGATCTTGTCGTGCATCTCGACCTCGACCGACGCGCCATTTTTGCCAGGCGTGACCTTGACCTTCTTGATCGCCTTGCGAACGCGGGGCTCGAGCTGGTCTGCGCTGGTCAGCGTCACACGGCCCTCACCGTCCCAGAACAAGACATCCGTGATCTCCGACGCTGCCAGCGCAGTAAGCTCCTGCGTCACCGCTTCACGCAGATTACTGTCATCCGACTTCAGCGCAGCGCGCGCTTGCCGGACGGTTAGCTTGTCGGTCACTTCTTCTTTTTCGGGAAACCGGCTTTCATGTTCGCGTAAGCCTTCGGCGTAATGGTCGATTTAGACTTAGGGCGCGAGGTTCCGGCTTTGCGACGCGCATTGATGTTGGCGTAGAGCCCTTTCTTTTTTCCAGGCATCATTTCTTTCCTTTGTTGCGAGCAGAGATAGCTTTGCCTTTGCGAACAGCGTCCGCCTTAGAACTCGCCCCCCAGGCACGAAGCGAGAGCAACAAACGGGTAGGGCGCCCCTTGCTGTCGCGCTCTGGGCCTTTCATGTTGCCCATGCGCTGGAGGAACGAGGCGCGGCGCGGATTGTCGCCGGACTTGACGGGAGCCTTCAGTGTGCCGCCGGTCGCTTTTTTGTACGACGCACGGCCCTTGGCGTTCAGACCGCCCTTCGGATTTTGTCCAGCTTTTCTGGTCCACGCTGGTGACTTAGCCATCGAATTCCCTCATGCCATGATCGACAGTGAACTCTGCGCCGCAATCGAGACACTCGAGGCGGGATTGCTGGGTCTGCGGTTTGCAGTAGATCCGCCCATCGCTGACGAGAACGACCTGACCGCCGCACATATAACAAAGGTTGGCGTCACGGCGGGGCTCGGGGCGGCTCGAGGCTTTGACGGCCTGGAGGTAGAGCACAGCGTCCATCAGCTCCTCCTGCGCGTCCTCGAGCCACTGCATGGGCGTCTTGGGATTATCAGCCATTGACATGCCGTAGCGCTGCATCCCTTCGTCGGATCGGGCCTCGAACATATCGATCACCGCGTTGACTATGGGGTCGCGGCTCATGGCCGAACCTGGGAAAATTTTATGTGGGCTCCCCGGCACACACGCGCGGGGGGCGGACCCCCAACCCCACCCCTCGCGCAGGGCCGATCCGCAGATTTCTGCGGGTTTCGGGCGTATACATAGCTCATTCGTCCGTTTGGCATTTGTAAATCCTAGTCCAATCCTGCCCATCGGGCAACTTGTTTGAGGTTCAGCGGCGCAGGTCGCCCGGCCTCGATGGCCTCAAGCGTCATCTGCTCGGCGTAGTCTGTAACCTGCGCTGGCTCTACGCCTCGAGCTGCCAGGCGCGCGGCCTCGTCCAGATTTTGGTCCGCGATCCGGTGCTGGCCCGAGGCTCGGGCGACTCCGGCGGCGAATGCCTGGGCTATTGCGCGGTATTGCAATTCTTTCCCCCGAACCCCCTGATCGCTTTGCCTCGTGTCCTTTGCCGCCTCCTCATCGCTGCGGATCACCGGCTTTGCGGCCTTGAACTGTTCCTTGCTCGGCAGCTTCGTCTTCGCGCCCTCGAACAGCACCTGGTACCGCGCAGTGCTCCAGTGATGGTTCGTCCGCCGCGGGATCGGATACTTCCTGGGTTGCAGCTTCCGCAGGTACTCGAGCTCCTCGAGCTTCCTGGTGTGGCGGCTGATGGTGCTGACGTGCCGCCCGACGATCTTTGCCAGGGTAATCCGTGACGGCCAGGCAATCCCGTGGCTGTTCGTGAAGATCGCGATAGCCATCAACACGCGCAGCGTCGTGAGTCCGAGCCGGTCGTCGTAGGGCGCACGAGCGGGGAGGATGCAGTAACGCTGTTTCCCGAGCTCAGAAGGGAATTTCGTCATCGAGCGCCTCCTTATCCCTCACGTCGCCGACTTCAGCCCCTGGGAACGCTTCTAGGGCGTTTACGAGGATGTTTGGGATGAACTTCACCAGGTCCGACAGAGGGAAGCCGCAATCGGCCACGTCCTGGAGCTCGACCAGGCTGACATCGCCATTGTAGATCCCGACGATCTTGCCGGTCCCTGGATGCCGCGCTGTCCAGATCGTGTGCTCGAGCTGCTTGTGTCCGTTCCGCCTGGCGTCAGCATCGAGCGCGTTCCAGGCACGGATCATTCCGCCGCCGATGTTATCGATGCGCTCCTGGTCGCCGCTTTCGATTGCCGCGTCCCACAGCTCGCATTGCTGCTCGAACTTGAGCCGCAGGAAATCCGACACGAGCCTGGGCAATCGATCCACGCCCCAGTATCGCTCGTGCCTCAAAACGACATTATCCACGTCTCGAACTTCGATCATTTTACCCCTCCGGCACCGTGGCCGGACAGACGGACGGACATCTAAAGAGATGTCCTGTCCGTCCGGCACTCGGTTTCACGCTGTCCGGTGTCCGGCTGAATGTCCGGCACCCGCTAACCATCTGATATTCCTGCATTCTTGCCGGACATTTCCGTTTGTCCGGCCTTGTCCGGCATGTCCGGCCCCATTTTCGCCATTTTCACGCTCCAGCACCGATTTTGGTCCTTCGCGACGACCTCTTTTGCGATCAATCCGTCCGCCGCGCGCTTGAATGCCTTCTGCTGACTGCCCGGTTTGCCGGTCGAGCTGGAGCTGTCGTAATAGACCTGCCGCCAATCCTCCTCCTGGACCCAGAGCCACGAGAACTCCGCCGAGCGTCGCCCATGCCGATCCACCGCCTTAACCAGGCATTCGTAGACCCGCTTTTCGTTGTCCGTGAGCTTGACC